CTATTTGTAATCCGCCATAACCATTTGTAGGTGTAACTCCAATACCAATGTTAGAATTTGTTTCTTGTATTGTGCTATCCCCTATTGTACTTGTACCTGTAAACTTAGGTAGGTAGTTTGTAGTACCTGTACCCGTTACTGGATTGGTTAAAGCGTTTTGCTTATTGTTAAACGTAGTCCAATCGGTGCTTGATAATAAACCTTGCTGAGAACCACTTGCCGTTGCAATAGCTAAAGTAATAGTTCCACTTGTTGTAATAGGTGTAGAGCCAATAGTTACTCCGCTTGTTGCAGAAGATAAGCCTACACTCGTTACTGTACCCACACTCCAAGACCTATTTGCACTTAAATCAAAAGCCGTTCCGTTAATAGTTAAAGTTCTACTTGTTGGAACATATCCGCTTAAATCGGGTGCGTATTGTGGTACGTTTAAAACACCCGTTGTGCTATTATATGTCGCTGCTCCGCTTGTTCCAGATGTTGTTAAGCTAATTGCTGCACGGGCATTTGCATCGGTATATTGCGTAATAGTAGAAGCAATTACTCCGGTTGTGTTGTTATAGCTTATCCCTGCACCTGCACTTAAAGCCGTTAAAGGAATATAAGCATTAGGGTTAGAAGCTAAATAGTAAGTGCTATTATCGTAGCTGATAGTTGTTCCGCTAATTTTTACAAAGCCTGTTCCGTTTAATGCTGCTTGTTTACCATTAAAAGTATTCCAATCAGTTGAGCTTAAATAACCATTTGTTGATGTATTAGCTTGGCTAATTGAAAAAGCACCTGTTCCATTATTGTATGATAAAGGACTTGATGCGCTTAAAGAACCTAAAGTAATATAGTTTGCCCCGTTAGTTAATTGGTTTGTATTCGTAGGGATAGTAATAACACCCGTAGTAGAATTGTAAGCACCACTACCTGCCGTAAAACTTAAAGCTGCACGGCTTCGAGCATCTGTGTAATATAAGTTACTTCCTTCTGATATGTTTGAAGTTGTACCGGCAGTTTTAGTCCATAAACTTGTAGCACTAACATATTGTAAAATGTCTCCGTTGCTTGGACTTTGAGCAGCTACGTTATGAAGTTCATCCATTTCGTAGCCGTTTTGTATTTTAACTTCAATTACCCCTTGTGTCGGGTGCGCCCTTACTACAATACCAACATAAACTAAGTGATTAGGTGCGTAAGGTTTTGTACTTGTAAAAGTACCTGCCGTTGTAGGACTTAAATAAAGTTGCGTACCTTCTGTATATGCTTGAGTGTCTAAATCGCTTATGCGACCTGCAACCACTACATATCCGTTGTTATTATTTGTTATATCGTTTCGAACTATTCCATAAGTTTGAGCTGATGTGCTATCGCCTGTCGCAAGAGCCTTAGTAATCGTTGGCAAGTTACCTTGACCGCCATTGATATATACAACAGTTCCCTTTGTTAAAGTCGCTCCTGTTTTATTGTAAACTTCAGTAATTAAGTTTTGTGCTTCATTAATTACTCCAGGAAACGTAACTAAGTTACCTGCTCCGTTTATGTACTGAGTGCTATTACCTGCAAAGCCTATGTTAATAGTTCCGCTTGTAGTTACAGGACTTCCCGTAATTGCTAAAGCATCTCCGCTTCTTGATACCGCTACGCTTGTTACAGTACCTACCGCACCGCTTGAACGTTGCCAAATAGTACCGCTATAAATCACATAATCGCCTACCGCAAAAGTCAAAGGACCAGCCCCAAAGTTTACTGTTCCTGCTACGTTACAAATATAAACATCTCCCGTGTCGCCCGTTCCGTTTGCAAGTGTTGGGGTGTTAGTCGTTGCGTTCCAAGTTCCTTTGTATTCCATAATAGAACTCGGTAATTGACTGATAGGAACTTTACCGCCACTATCCAAAGAAGCATAACCATTAGCGTTGCCCTTCTCACTTCTTAATTGGTAAGTATCTAATAAAGCTTGTGAAGGGAAAATTTCGGTATAAGCCGAACCACTCCATAAATAAAGTTTGTTTGTGTCTTTAGCACAATAAATAATATCAATGTTACCAACCGCAGGGAAACCTGCAAGGTTCGTGTAAAAAGAAACAGAACCACCAAACAAAGAAGATATTTGTTCAAGTGTTATTTTCTTACTTACTCCTGTAGTCGGGTCGCCAATGATTGTTAAATCAGTTGATAATGGGGCTAATTCGGTCGCTAATTCGTTAATTTTTTTTCCTATCATCTTAGTATTGGTATATTGATGGCACTTGGCATCTATCGTTTAAGTAAGGTAATTCCATTGTAATGTCTATCTTAACTCCTGCAAGATAGTCGGGGTCGCTTTCGGTAAAGTAAGTCAAAGGAGCAGTATCGCCAATATCCCAAATTGCTTTAGGATAACGTAACTGAGCCACTATGTCTTGACCTACTAAAGTCATATCGCTAAGTACTTCGGTTTCGTTTGTTTCTTCCATTAACATTCTGTCCATAAAATAAAGGCTAAAATTATAGGTAATATTTTTAGCGTTTATAGTCGCACCCGTTAAAGTGTAGAACATAGCAGGGTAAGTAACCTCGCCATTAGATAAACGTTCCCACACATCTCCGAAGTAAACAAAGTTAATTTGTTCGTGGTCGTTTCCGAGTGTTGTTATTTGTTTGACTATTTGGTTTAACGTCAGGCTCATTCTTAATTTTTTCTAAATAAACACGAAGCTTATTTTGGTTTTTTATTGTTGTTACTTTACTCATAATTAGCAATCGCTACAACCTCTATTCCCTTGATATAGTTCCTCGAAGCTTTTACCTGCGCAGCAATCAAAATCTCCAAGCCAAATGCTCGTTGTATAAGCATCGTTCTCAGGGTGTATTGCATCAATGCCACTTCCAGGATTAAGGTACTCAGGGTAAAGTGTTGAATATTCTTTTAGATATTTAATCATTCTTTGCTTGTAGAACTCCGCACGAGCCTTGTATCTATTCGCCACGTCAATCATATCCTGCATAGAAGGGTTCTCTGTATTCTCGCCACTTTTTCTTAATAAGCCTTTATTGTAGAATTGATAAGACAAACCCATTGGCAATTCACTAAGTACATAATGCACTAAAGTATCTGCTATGTATTGGTCTAATAAGATAACCTCGTTAGCGTTCAAGTTGTTTGCCGTAATACCTGCTTGTAAACGATTGTACAAAGCACTTCCAAGCGCAGGTAAGATATACATATCTTGTGCGGTCTTAATCTCAGGCAATACAAGTTTCTCGTCTACGTTAGCGTGTAAGCCAGACCTGTCTTTAATATTCTGTACGCTTATGAATAATGTGTTTAAGCTCATTTCTTATTTTCTTTTAACTATGTTTGACTTCCACTCGTGTCTGCAACTTGGAGAATGTGTGTTTGTTCCTGGCTTAGTATACCAACCGCCTCGTCTATCCCATACAGAATAGCCAAGCCTTGCACTCATCATTTCTATTTCACTACGGCTATAAAACTTATTAGCGGTTACTAAGTATTTGCAAAAAGGTCTGCTTGTATCTAAATCGCCATCGTTAAAACCTTGTTTCCACTCGTAAGAATAGCGAATTAAAATTTGAGTAGTTTGTGGCTTTATAGCTTCAACAATCTGTCCAATAGGAGCAGTAAGTTGCCTTTCGATAATTATGTTACTATCAATGCCCTTGCCTTGCTTTACTTCGCTTGTTTTAATAAACCCCTTCTCGATTAATAGATCAATAACACGCTTAACCGCACCTACATCTTCTTTTAAAGTGTCAGCAATTACCTCTGGAGTAATACGCTTGTCTTTAACAATTAAGTCCAAGATATTAGATTGTAACTGCGATACATCAGCAAACATTTCAAAGTCCTTATCGTCGCTAAATCTTGCCTTGCTTTTAAATACTTCGTAAGCACTTCTATCTTCTCCAAACTCAAAGAAAACCTGAAAATCAGTTTCGTTAAATTCTAAATCTTCAGCACCTAACCAAGTAGAAACTTCCTCATCGCTTAAAGCATAACCGCCCTTAAGCATAGAACTTGCTTGTTCTCTTGTTATCTTGCCCTTGTTAAAATCTCTAATAATACGCTGCATATTTTGCCACTCTCTACCTTTTAAGCCTTTAATATGCTCGTTCACGCTTAAAGGACTTGCTGCCATTGGCTGCTCGGTTTCTGCAACTATTCCATATTGTGTAGGGTCAATTCCTAACTTCTCTAATATCCACTCCTTAGGTGCTACTTGTAAAATAACGTTTTCGCTAAAGTCAATTCCAATAGGGTCTACCGGTTGAAGCTTTAACTCCTCGGTTACACCTGCATATTGTCCAAGCATATTAAATACACCCTCAATCTGCATTTGCTTATAGCGTACATAAGTATTATTAAAGATTTCGTAGCTATCTCTAAGTTGTTGTCTATTTCCTAATTGACCAGGAACGGCAATACCGAACAAGTCAGGACTTGTAATTTGGTGTCCGCTAAATATGTTAGTTTGTATTAACTCATCTACTCTACCGAAGTCCTCTTTAGTTAGATCACTCGCACCTAAATCATCTACAATAGGCTTACGGGTTAAATCGTTTACAAACGCAAGTAGATATTTCTTGCCGTCTGCACCCGTGTACATATTGTCGAATTGTCTGCTAACAAGTCGCTTCTCTTCAGGGCTTGGCTCTCCGTTTGGTAAAGTAATAAGTTTACTTGCAGAAAACCCTGTTTGAGCATTACCCAAAACGTGCTTACTAACTTCTACATCACTTTCGATGTAGTTAAGCGCACCGAAATATCCAGGAAGGCTATAAACGTTCATACCTGGGCGATACTCCTTAACATAAAGTATCTGCACACCTTGTGGGTTAGCAGGGTTAAACGCATTGTAAATCTCAGCTTTTTCTTGGTTGCGTGTAAGCTTCCAATCGTCTTTATACCAAAACTGCGTATTGTCTTTGTTGGTTCTAATCTTTGTATAATCACAATGCCATAACTCAGCAACTTGACCGCCCATTACAGACCAAATAACTTGAATGTAAGCACCGCCAAATAGTTCTAAATCTAAAGCAACCTTTTTAGTAAGGTCATTAAGGGTTTCCTCTCTATTAACCTTCTTAACCATATCTTGCTCTCCTGCCCAACCATTTCCGACAATGTAATTAACCTTGCCTCTAATGATAGCATTGTGCTTTGCAGATTTGTTAAATAGGTCTAATAGGTACTGCGGATAGTCATTGTTTTGACCATATTGCATATACCCTTCGCCTTTTTTCTCTTTATATTCCGGTTGCTTTGCTTCCGCAAATGTCAATACTTGTATTTCCATTATTGTCTAATTGTGAATGTGCTTGTTGTTTCGTATTCTGTGAATGATATAGTTGTACCCTCAAGTTCCATAATGCCTGTTTCAAGCAGGTTTAAGCCCGTAGGGTTTAGGTTTGAAGTACTTGCTTGTTCGTAAACCGAGTAAGTGTATTGCCCGTTTAAAGAGGTATTAAAGTAGCTATTAACTACAATGCTAAACTCGTTGTACCTTTCCTTATAAGCACTTATGTCGGTATTGTTTAGCTTAACAAATTTGATGTCCGTGTTTGTGCTTCTATTCTCAAAAACAAATAGATAGTTAGGACTTGTTAAAAGCTGCTTTTCAGTCAAGGTAAGTATTATGTTTTGGGTTTGCCCCTTAGTTAATCTTATCACAACTATAAATATAAAGTAATGCGATTGTTTGCAAAATAAAAAACCCCCGAACAATTAAGTCCAGGGGCATCTATATACAAAACCAAAACAACCTAAGAACCTGCGGTAGTTAATTGACCTGCAACAGTAGAATTAACTTCTGGAGCAAGGGCAGCTTCCGCACCTGTGAAGGTTAAAGTGTAGCCACTTCTGTCGCCTTCAGCCGTACCTGTACCTGCACTACCTGCGGTAAGGTCTAAGCCTCTTGTTTTACCTAAGTACCAGTATTTGCCATTGTTATCTTTGGCAACTGCTACTAAAGTGTTTTGAGCTAACAACAAGATTTCGTTTCTTGTGTTCGCCTGTAATTTGTTTAATACGATAGTCAATTCAGGAGCGTAGAAGATAGTTCCGTTTTGTACGTTTGCATTAACATTCTCAACTAATTGAGAAGTGCCTTTTACAAGTTCGTACTTAAAGAACTTCTTACCAGATGCTTTTACTAAAGCGGTGATTACACCACTTGCTTCTGTTGTAGAAGTTACATCTGAGGCTGCCATAAAATAAACTTCGGTTATACCGCCTAAACTGTCTTTACAGTCAAGAGTATAATTTTGAGTTAAAGCACAAGCCATTGTTATTGAATTAAATTAGTTTGAAAAAATGGGTAGGTGTATTTCAACCTACCCTATAAATTATGCAAGGATAAACTTCACTGCTTCGTCAGGGAAAGCAATGTTTACACCCATCTTAAACTCAGATACGAAACGTACTTGGTCAGCTTCTTTAGCATAGAAAATTTCAAACTTCTCTTCTTCGTTCAATAAGTCAGTACCTAAGAACAAGTTGCTTAAACGCATAGCGTAAACTTTGTTAGTTCCGTTAAGACCTGCAACTGCTACAACTTTGATTGTAGTACCAGGAAGTACGAATTCGCTATCAGCTTTTACATCAATTTGGTAATTGAAAGAACCGCTATTCTTAAGAGCAATAGTGTAAGTACGGAATAAATCTTGACCACAGAAGATAGTCATATCATCAGCAGCTACAACTTTAGCAGGGATTGCTTTGTAAACACCATCAAAGATAGAGATTACGTTAGCATCAGTGATAGAGCTTAAAGGAGCACCTGAAATAAAAGTAGAAGCGTTTGCAGCAACAACACCTGAAGCAGCACCGATTAACTTAACAAGACCATCGAACTTGTTTAAGTTTACGTTTACACTTGAAGTGTCGCCTTGCCATAAAGCAGTTTCTAATTGAGCAGCGATTGTCTTAGCTTTCTTTTCAGAATATTCTTGCTCAAAAGGAATACTGTCATACATAGAACCAGTAGGTAAAGCTTTTTGTAAATACTTAGCTTCAAGGTCTTTAGGACAAAGAGCTTCGTTTACTTTAATTTTACCTGGAGTTACAGTACGTTGAGTAAAGGTAGTAGAACCAGAAGCATTAAAGCCACAAGAAGCACCATCTTGGAAGATAGCGTCAGTTTCCATAATGTTGATTTTTTCGCTTGACTTTACGCCAACCATAACGTTACCTGCGCTCTTAATAAGAGAAGCAGTTTTTGCACCCAATACAGATGAAGTTACAAGTAGAGCTTCGTTTTCTTTTGTATAGTTTGCTAATGCAGATACATCAAATCCCATTTTATTTTATTTTTATTTGTTTA